CTTAATTTTTTTATATTAATAGATAATTCACCAGCGGGTGGTTGGCTTTTAAATAATACAACTTTGCTATTATCTCGCAATACTAACTCTATATCAATACTACTTGCGGCAAACGATGTATATGATATTTTATAATCTATGTTATAATCTGAAAATGCGGGGACATCTATATTTTGCGGATATATAATCTCTGTAATGGATGGGAAATCGTTTACGGCTAAATACGTTATTAATATCGTAGTGGAATCGCCTGCGCCATATTCATTACTTTCTGCTAGTAAAATTATCTTTTTAGTTCCATATACCCCATCAAAATCATTTTTAAATGATAGAGAAAGCACTCCATCTCTAAAAGATCCCATAGATCTACTTAGTGGAATTACTTTGTATGCGCCTTTACCTTCGATGTATACCGATATAGAATCCGCTGTGTTTGTCGTAAATGGTATAGATATATCACCATCTATATCGGAATCCTTTATTTGTTTAGATATAGATTTATATATGGTATCTACTGAAATGGTTGGTCTTTCGGTTTGTATTTCCTTCTCAAATAGAGCTACAATTGTTACGCCTGTTTTTAATACATCAGCTGGTAGGGAGAATGATGATGTTCTCGTATTCCACTTACTGTAATCAGGAGTGGTTGCTCCGCTTGCCTTATTTGTATTAGTTGTTTGGTATATATTAGTTAGATAAAAATTAGTAGGTAATTTATCATATCGTATTTTAAAATCAACTCTCCCATCTAAGCTAGCTAATGGTAGTTTTTTTATACTATTACCATCTACTAATTTTATCGATCCAGCATCCCACACATATCCATCCTTTGAGAAAATTGTGTAATCCAATATTACATTTTTCCCTAATTCATTTTTAAAATTAGAAGAGAATACTACTTCATAATCAACACTTTGTAAGGATACTTGCTCACTTGTTAAAACTTTATTTTCTGATATATTTGTATTTATATTATTTGTAACTCCAAAATTAAGCGTAATAACTCCACTATCTGAATTAACTGAACGGGTATCAGATAGCTTATAACTCCCATCCGATTGTAGTTTGTATTCTGATATATTAATTGATTCGGTATATTTATAATCAATCGCAGTTAACGTAGGTTTAAAATTAAATACTAAATTTGGAGAGTATAAAATTTTATTTGTAGTATTCTTTAAATCTGTATTTTCTAATGGTTGTGTTAATAATATTGCGCTATTAGTATTATATTTTTTTACAATACTTATTTCATAATATTGACTGGCTACTCCGCCTAAACGTTTTACTTCATATTTTTTTGGACCTACAAATTTAGTAGATGGTGCGAAATTTATTACAGTATTTTTAGAATACCCAAGCGTATTACCGTTTTCCAAAAATTCTACTACACCACTTTCGGATATTAAATTAATTTTAATATTAGTATGCGTAATTGCCAGTGTTGGCTGTATTGGTGTATACGCTGGATTAGGTATTACAGGTGGAGTATATCCTGTATTAGGCGGTGGAGTTGGTATAACTGGTAGATTGGTATCTATCGGTATATCTATAGGAATGGTCGGTCCACCCCCTCCTCCGAATGGTGAATATGTTCCATCGATAATATCGTATGGATTTAATGTTGGACTTCCTCCAAAAATCTTTTCTAACGGGTTAGGGTTTGCCACACTTTATTATTTATTATAAATATTCTTATCTTGGATTTCTGTCTTTAGTTCTATCAGGTGGTGGGGGTGGTATTGATTGACCCGTATATGGTTCTAATAGTGTTCTTCCGGAACTACCACCACCATCAATTGGAGTTGGAATCAATACATCGATAGGGGGTTCAATTACAACCGGTGGTTTAAGTATTTTTATTGGACTAGGATTAATTGGTTCTATTGGCATTGGACGAGCAGGAGAACGTCGTGGTTCTTGTAATTCTATTCTATCGATTACCACTTTTGGTTGAAGTTTAATCTCTACAGGCTTAACCTGTGGTATACGTGTCGGTGGCGTAGATATTATTGTAGTAGTTATATTACTACCCCTGATATTTAGTTCTACTTTATCCGGTCTATATACCTTTCTTATTCTATCTTCATTAATACTAATATTACCTACTAAATCTTTTACTTCTTTTTTTAACTGTGTTATTTCAAATTCCTTTGGCAATACCTCTATTGCTATAGCCCTTCTCTTTAGAGTTTTCGTATGATAGTCAATGCAGTTTCTTAATATATTCCGTATTTCATCCACTAAAGATTTAAACTCATATTGTTCGCAATTTATAAATCTGGTTTCCGATACTTTTCCAAAATTGGATTCAGATATATTATAATATCGGTTATTAAGCCAGTATGTTACACTATTTTTAAAATCTACAAATATCCGCTTTTTAAATGAATCGAAATCAGATAACCCAAAATCTTTTCTCAATACTGATAAAAAATCGTTTCCAAATCTAGCAACCATAGCATCTGTAACCGATTCCAAATATCTAACTTCAAATGAATCCAGTATATCTAATATATTTTTTTTATGATACTTAAAATCTTTAGTTAAATTATTTAAGTTATTGAATTCCAATTGGGTTTGCTTAGTTATCGTATCTGATTGAGTTTTTAATGGTAATATTCTAATTTCTTCTCTAGATGGTGATATCTCATGTATCCAAACTCTAGTCAATTCATTATCACTACCAATTCGATTTCTTACAAAGTTTATTATTACTTTAAGAATACCATTGGTAAATCCCAAATCATTCAACAACTTCTCAATATCAATGGCTAGTTCACCCTGTCCTCCTGCATTTGTAAGGTTATATACATAATTCTTTATATCGCCAGTCTTAATATATGCAACAGTTTTGCCAGTTTTATTTGGTATTAAATTATTGTTTATATCATATATGGATACCTCCATTACATCATACTTACAATCGCCAAAATCGGTAGCTTCTACTTCGTTCTTAGTGACGATAAAATTATCATCAAATAAAAGAAACTCCCCTTGATTCGATTTATTGCTATTAATAGCATCGAAATTGGTATATTTTTTAATACTCATATGTTATATATTAATATGAATCGGGATGGTATTTTCCAAACCCAGTATCATATGTTTTATCTTTAGATGTTCCATCAGATCTAATTGTAGTAACTCTTAATAATCCACCTTTATATTCTTTAGATTTAGTAAATCCTGCGAACAAGCCAAAGGAAACGAGTGCTTCCTTGCGTTTTGAATCCACATTACGCACATTAACTTCATTTAATGAAAGTTCTATTGTTTTATTTTCACCAGGCTCCATTGTAAACTCAGGTTCACGTAGTACGTAAAAATCAGCGCCTTCTTTCGGATTTACTTTTGTAATTTTTATAATTACAGGCTTTTTATCGTTGTTGGTTATTGAAATTGTTTTGCCATTCTGCCATTCAGAGCCGCCATCCGATTTAAATCTTGCAAATATTTTAGGCTGATTTATATTATCCGTAGGTCCTACTTTAACTATAATAACATCATTAACCACGTCTGCTCCGGCAGCTGATGCTTGCGCTTGTGTTCCTTGTACAATGGCTTGTTGATTTTGAACCGCTCCTAATTGGGATTGAAGTCCTTCTATAATTGAGTTTAAAGAATCTATCTGTTTTATTAATGCTTGTATTTGTGCTTTAAATCCTGTATTCTGTGATTGTAATGATGCTCTAAGTATACTCTCTTCAACCGATTTTTGCAATGATGTTTGTATCTGAAAAGCAAAATCATCTATAGTCTGTGTTACAGTATTTAATTGGTTAACCAATGCATCATTGGTTTGTTCAATCGATAATCTAACATTATTTGTATTTTCTATTTCAGATTCTAATGTTGATATCGTTTGGGATAATTCTTCTATTCGTTTAATTAAATCCGTATTTTCATCTCGTATTGAATCCGTTAAAAGTAATTGCTCATCATATAGTGATTTTGCTATTAAATCCAAATTTGCGGTTGGTATATTAGGTTTAAGCTCCTTTACTTCTAAATCAATTGCTTTTTTAAGTTCAAGCGTATCATACTTTGGTTTTATAAGTTTTTTAAATGCCAGTGATGATGCTATATTTTCATCATCCACTACCGTAATACCATAACTATTTCTAGTAATAGATGCCGATCCTGATATTCGTAGAATTGATTCCAAATCGTTTTGCCTCTTATTTTCAAGTTTTTCAGCAATCGCCTCCAGTGATGTGGTTACGCTCATTATTATACTATTTCAAATATTAGTTTATCATCGATAATTTCGCTAATGCCACCCTCATCGATTTTCAGTTTTAATTTATAAATTCTGCTAATGGGTAAGTTTGATAAATCTAATTTAAAATAATTGCCTTCGGAATCACAACTTACTTTGGTATAGTCACCGAATGGAAAAATAATTTCACCAGTTTTATAATCTTCCAATTGGTAATATGTAGTAATTGGTAAGTATTTAGTTTGGTCATATACAAATGTTGAACTAAATGTTTTTATCGGATATGCATCCCTACCTTTAAGTCTAATTTTTATAACAGTATTAGCTTCATATTTATTTTTAAGATCTAACACTACTACTTTATACCCACCATTTTGATTTAAGCTAGTAGCAGGTGTTAAGCTGCCAGATGAAAATACAGAATCATTCCATACTAATTCAAGCTTTGGCTCATATATTGTATTTGTTTCTTTTGAAAAGAATTTAAGTATACCATAATCAAGCGCATTGGATTCGTTTTCCAAACTATGGTGTAATATAAATCCATTATTTGGTAATGAACCACTATTCCATAATTTAAAAATATTAGTAACATCCATTTTAATATCGGAATCTTCATAGCTATAACTTTGTGAGGATTGGGATGCGGTATACCATGTACCTCCTTCAGCGTTAGCCGAACCAGTTGTTCCTATAGAATATACAGCCGTACCTCCTATAGTATTGGATTGCCAAACATTTATACCATCTCTATATTTCCAGCTTACACCATCCGATGTAATATTATCAAACTTAGTACCAGTTCCCATAGACCAACTTTGTGATACGGCGTTTGCATGTATTGTATACTCCAATGGGATTTCTTCAGCTAATATGGATTTTAGATTTAAGTATAATTTAAAACTGCCTGTACCAACATTCGTATATATAGATTGAGAGATGGGTATTGTATCGAATTTAATTAAGGTTCGATTTATATCTTTAGTATCTCCATAATAAACTTTACTTATCTCCAATATCTCGTCTCTACCTGAATTTTGATTAGGTTGCTGTAAGTATATACTTGAATCATATGATGCTGTAAATAATTTATGCATTATTAGTTGTTTTATATTACAATAGTATCGACTTGATTTTATACAATAATCGAGTTGTGTTTATTATAAATATTCAATATTTTATTATAATGCCCTACCCTTTATATCTTTATTTGGATATTTTATTTCAAATATACATGGGTCTATAGATGGGTATACTATTTTTCCTCTAATCGCCTGTTCTATATTATATCGGTTTGTCGAATAATTTCCATCTCCACCGCATAAATTATATATTCGAACGGATGGCACACTTAATACGCCCTCAACATTTGCTAATATTAATTCCAATTCGGATATATTTATTGGTTTGTTAAATGTCCAATTATCAATATTAAAATAGGTTTGCAATTCTGTTAAACAATTTGCAACAATTTCACGTTTATTAACATTGGAATAACATATTATTTCAAAATCAACGCCAATATTTACTATAAATCCATCAATTATATTTACAGCATCGGTTATCATTCGATACTCACTCAAATATGTTTTTAAATTCTGTTTTACAGCTTGATTTATCTGAGTTAAATTTTTATTCACATCATATCCCAATACATACATATTTATTGCAAATGGGTTATTTACTTCGGATATCGATGTTTTTTTCTGTGAAAGATAATTAATTAATTCCTTTTGTATTTCCGACTTAGATTTATCCTTTAGCTGCTCAACTACATTTACAAATTCCGTTATGTTCTTAGGTGAAGCTAATATTGAAGCTGGTGAGTTGTTATCAATTTCACCATCAGGACTAACATATACTTTAGCAACACTCCCATACCGCTCAGGCATAGATAATGATCTGACTACATAATCTTCACGTGTAACTGCTCTATTTTGTGAACCAAATGTTGCCAATGCATTTTGCCTAATTTCTTCTATGGTTTCAACACCTCTTCCACCAACAGCAGGTTCGTCGTTATTAACTACAATCGATTCTTTCATTATCGTATATAACTGAGAATTATTTATAGATAATAAATCTTCTTCAAATTCTATTTTACTTATCCTGCTTAAATCGTTTGAATTTACATTTGATTGTACTCCTCCTCCTGTTAAATATTTTACAGTTAATGTAGTATTTGTAGGTACTATTCCAAATGTGTTGGTTTTTAAAAAGTTAGAAGGATCGATTCCTTGGTTAAGTCTGTTAACTGAATTAGCTAATCCCAATCCCACATTTTTTGTATTTGGTAATACTCTATCATCGGATTGATTACTATCCCCACTACCAAATTGTAAATCCAAATTGTTATCGGAATTAACCTTTGTGCAAAACCGATATGGAACTTTTTGAACTTCTATAATGTATGGCACATTTGTTGTTTGGTAGTTCGATTCACCTCCATTGTATTCGGTATTAGGCGATTCTATGAATATACTTTCTTGTGCTAAATATGGAACTTCATACCACTTAATATTATCAGATGATGTTACGGATACTATACTTATAATATCGGTATCACTTAATGTTATAGTTGGATATTCGGTATAAGATGTAAACGAAAACGATTGTTCCCTCTGAGTGGCGGATATCGCATTTACCTTTTTAGTGAGTAGATAAAAGGTAGGTTCGCCTGTAACGGTATTTCTATCATGTACATCCACTTCTCTATCATCTTCCAATGCAAAATCTACCACATCAGTAGTCCTAAATATTATATTAGAATTAGTAGTAGATGTTACTTCCATTCCATCTTTTATTCTCAAACAATACGACTCATCCGGTCTATTAGACAAACCCGTGCCAATTGATGGAACTAGTTGATATACAGTTAGTTTGGTTACTGCTGGCGTTGATATCTTTGGTTTATATCCCATTGCTTGTGCTAACGATACTACATTTTTTCTTTCGCTAGCGTGCGATAGCATTGATTCCTTTAATTGGGTATCTTGATAAAATGCCAATATATCTCCAATTGCTGCAGCTTGTTCAATGAACACCATACCCGGAGATGCCTCATTAAAATCAGTATATGTATTTGGAAAATATGTTTTGGCATATTCTATAATATTTCTTTTTAATGCTGCAAAATCTTTACCTATATAGTTTATATTCCTATTACTCCCAAAATTCTTGTCTGTGGATTTTATCGCCATTATTTTAATTATTTACATCTATTATTACAGAAGTTCCTATATTCCGATTTGCTTTCAATGAAAACTGAATTTCTAATGTTATTTGATTGGCATCGATTGATACTTCATCGTAATCGAATAAAATGGTATCAATATTTAAATACGGTAACCAATCATTAACAGCTGCTAATATGTATGATTCTATTTTTGATTCGATATCACCTTCTATAATGGGATCAAATAGTATTTTCCAAATATCACAACCAAATTCAGGTTGAAATAATCTTTCACCCTTTTTGGTTAAAATTAAATTTTTTAGATTACTCTTTGCTTGGTCAATTGTTGTAAAATTAACAGAAAAAGCACCGTTTGAATCGCTTTTTTCATTAATAGCTATTCCAACTATCTTGTAGTTGTTTTCAGTTATATCGGATTTATTAAATCTACCAAGCTCTATTGCCATTATTTAAATCTCTTTACTAATTCTGAATAATCTCTAGTTAATGCTTTTGTTAAAGCATCTACATTATCCGTTGGAGGAACTTGATGTGATGGCATATTTTCATTAGAGTAACTTAGTGTTTCCCAATCTCCTTCCATACTTCTCTCTGGTTGAATCGAATCCAAAATACTACTACCACCACCAACCGTTCCACCTTCTGATCTATGTGCTGATGTGAATGGCTGAGTCATATTCAAAATCTTATTTATCATTGGGTCTTTTGAAAATTCTCTTTGAGGTTGGTGTCTTTGTTGTGTAGATACTACCGTTTGCTTTCTAATTGGAGCAGTAGTATTTACCTCCGTCAATTCTCTTAATGATGGTCTATTTGGGCTTTGTTTATTGTTCAAACTAATGGCACCACTTTTAACTAATTTAACAATTTCCTCTTTTAATTGTTGCTTTACTTCGTTCTTTACAACTTCTTTAATTAATCCTAATAATACTTCACTTTTTGCCATACAGTATACTTTTTAATAAATATTGAAATATAAAATTTAATTAATTTGGAATGACACATCCTCTCCAAAGATAATTCTTTGGAACTATAGACGGATATTTAGAAATAGTATCCGTTTCAATACCAATGTGAATTCATCTATATTTTAGTTATAACCAATTATGTGGTAATATTATTATAAGAACTCATATACACATCCTCATTACTTGCAGCATTTTGCAGATTTCTTTTAAACATGCTCAATATTTTATTGATAATAGCATCATCTAAACTGTTATAATAGTTGGATGCATTTTTTAAACTAGTTTCTAAATTGTCTTCTATGTTATTAATTAACCCACTATCTATATTATAGTAATTTAAATATTTACCACCAATATACACTCGTATGTTATCATCTGTAAACGATAACCCTATATGAATTATTCCTATACCCGGTTCTCTTACTGAACTAGGTCTATCAATTTTGTATTCAAAACTATTTTTTTCCAATTTAATTTTAGGAACGGCTACGAATTGTTTTCCGAATTTAACAGAATATACTCCCCAGTGTTTTATTTTAATGGGTTTAATTCGGCTTTGTAGTATACCTGTAACTCTTTTAAAGTCTAATTTACTATTATCATATTTGCTTTGAGTATTTAGTAAATCATCCATAATCCCATCCGCAATGGGTTTTAGTTTTATATTACTCATATGTGTTTTTTAAAATATTATACTAATATTTCTATACTTTAAATAAATATATGGAATATAAAATTTAATTAATTCGGAATGGTATATCCACTCCAAGGAACTATTCCTGGAGCAGGTGGGGCAGGTGGTGGGTATT